AAAAGCTTGTTATTGAGGTTAAAAAACGGGCAGGTGATAAATGTGAATTGTGTGGCATTAAAAACTATTCAACTAATCCACGGGGAAAGCAAGTGATTTTAACAATACATCATATTGACCGAAATAAAAAAAACAACAAACTTATAAATCTTATCGCTCTTTGTCAAAAGTGTCACCTACGCCTTGACCTTGAGATGCACATGGAAAACGCAAAAAAAACACGACAGACAAAAAAAGGTGAAAGAGAATTGCCATTTTTTTATAAGGAGGGAACATGAAAGAGATAACGGGCGCATGGCTACATAATATCTATAATGAAATTGGCTTATTTGAAGATGTTGAGTCGAAACAGGAAATTTTTAGCAGGCTTGCCGACCGCATCAACCAGTATTTCAATGAGGGGGTGAAAGATGGCAAGTGATGAAAGGGTTATTGTTTCAAGGGTTGGTCACCCTGATACCGAACGACTAAATTGGTTGGAAAAAATTCTTTATAAAAGTGGTGATAGTTACCGTTTACTTTTCGAGAGTTTGCCTCCTGATTTTTTTATAATCATTTTAGGTAAAAACTTACGCCAAGCCATAGACAACGCAATGGAAGAGAAGGAAGGAGAGTAATGGGGAAAGCGCCTGCGTTTCAGTTTTATCCGAATGACTGGACTCGCGATCTGGATGATCAAGATTTAGAGGTTGAGGGCGCATGGATTCGTGTTTGTTGTCGCCTCCATTGGTCAAATCCTTATGGCCAGGCGACAAAAAGTTTGCGTGAGTGGTCGCGAATTTTGAGAAAAACTGAAAAAAAAACGTTAAAAATTTTTCAAATTTTAATCGAAAAACATATTGCGTCTGGAAGTGTTTTGGATAACCAAAACATAACCATAATTTCAAGGAGAATGGTAAACGATGAAAAAATTCGTAATATAAGACGGGAAGTTGGAAAATTAGGAGGAAATCCACAACTATTAAAAAGTGAAAATTCTTTGGATAACCAAAGCGACAACCAAAAGCCAACCCCTTCATCTTCATCTTCATCTTCATCTTCTAGATATATAAATACATATAGTGAGTGTTTTTTAAATTTTTGGGAAGTTTATCCTATTAAAATAGGTAAAGGCCAAGCATGGAGGATTTGGAAAAAAAATAAAAATATACCTGAAATCTCAATTTTAATCGAAGCAATAAAAAAACAGAAAGAGTGGAGAGCGCAAGCAAATGGAGAGTTTAGGCCACAATGGAAACACCCAGCTACGTGGTTAAACTCAAGGGGTTGGGAAGATGAAACATTAACAACTACTCAAGAGGATATTTATGCAAACATCTTTAGAGAGCAATAGGCCTATTTTTAAAGAGCAAATCGAGAGACTTCAAAAAGGATTAAAGGGAACCTATACCAGAGAGCAGGTGGAAATTCTATTTGACAACATTAAGAGGTTTAAAGTTGACCAACTAACCAGAACAGTTGAACACTTGCTTATTACTAAGACGTTTTTACCACCGGCGAATGATGTCATAGCCGGATGCCGCGTGGAAGCATATGGAGATGAGCAAAAGGAAGATAGGGAGGAAAAGCGATTTGCTAAGGATTTTTTTGAAGGGAAAGCCCCGGTGCATGGGCAGATGGCAAAAGAAGCTATGCGATTGATTTTGGATGTTTTAACGGTTGATAAAGAAGGGTTTTTTTTAAAACCAAAACCAAAAATGACAGTCCCTGAACTTTATCAGGAGATGTTAAAAATGGATGACAGATGGCCGGGATTAGATTGGAGGCAACAAGCGGACCTAATGATGTCAATTAGGTTAGGGTAAGATAGAAATAGCAGGATAAAACTCAAACAAGAGGAGCGCGGAGAATGATTGAAAAATCAGATATAGCCCGATCCAATAGACGAAGGGGGAAAAGGGTACAAAGCAAAGTATCAAAACTATGGGAGGGAAAAAACACGGGAATCCTGGGAGGTGAGGATATAGAACATCGTATTTTTTCAATCGAAAGCAAATCCCGCTTGAAATGTATTATTGAAAAGTGGTTTAATCAAGCAGAAGCAAATTGTCCTCAAGGTAAAATTCCTTTAGTTCATTGTCATATCGTGGGTAAAAAATATGATGGTGATTATATAATAACTAAGCTACATGATTTTAAGGGGTTGCTTAATTTTTAAAAGAGAAAGGGGTGTAAGATGAACGATGAGGAAATTATTACTATTGATTTAAATTTTTATAGGAAACAAGGGCGCGAGCAGGTTTGTGATGAGATAATTATTGCTTTTAAAAAAAAATGGGGAGAGTGGGGGGTAATGGGGCCAGCGATTGAAGAAATAAAAAAAATACGAGACAGGCAATAAAAACCCCGGACTTGCCGGGGTTGTGGGGTTATTTTTTTTTAAGCTCAACTCCAAAATCTTTTTGTTTCAATAAATGGGCTATTCTTGCCACTAAACGGGATAAACCTTCAATTTTAATGTTTGAGCTTTGTTCTGAAATTAAGACTTGAGCTATGTCAAAATATTTTGCGTCAACTCCAGCCCTAAAACAATAGCATTTTTGACATCCAACCCAAAACGTAGGATTGCCAGCATTATCAACCGTTTCCAATGGTTCTAATTCACCACCGCACCCCTCGCAAACTCCTTTTATAGTTTTTTGGCATTCTTCTTTTGTTATCATATAGTCTTTTTTCACTTTTTCTCCTTGTTTTTTGTGTTTTTTTTATGTTATTATGTTTTTGCTTATTGGGCTCTTTGAGGCTACTTTATTAATCCCCGGTCATTGGCGCGGCCGGGGTTTTTTCTTTTGGGCATTTTTCTTTTAAGTTGTGATACCATTCTTTAGCCTCATTACACCAAGAGGCTTTCCCATTCCAATATCCGTAATTATATTTTTTAAGAATATGGCTTTTACAAGATTCGCATTTTACTAACAGAGATGTGTCCATAGTTATTTTTCTCCTTTTTTAAAATAACCCAAATAAGAATAATACCATTTTCTTTTAATTTTTATTGATATTCCCGAGGTTGATGCGCTCATTTTCATTCCCCCGTTCCTAAAATGATTGTGTCTTTGGGGATAAGCTCAGAAGTTAAAACTTTTTTTCCACTCAATTTTTGGATCATTGGTTCGGGTTTAAATTCAACTTTATAACCAAGATTTTCTACCACTTCCGGAAAAAGACTGCTTATAATAAAAGAATAAGCCCTTATATTTAAACCCGGCGCAACTGTTTGTTTAAGACAATTTACGGCGTCCTCAACATTGTCTAATTCAATTCCATCACCCATTAACTTAGCAATAACATTTTTAATTAATTCTTTATTCATGGTTGACCTCCTTCTAAACGTCCAGGATAAAGTTCTTCAAGTTCACTGTCCCACGGAACAAAAGCCTTAACAGAATCATTCATCCCCCACTCTCCAAAACACCTTTTACAACCAACCTTTCGAACAGTTGGAGAGTATTCTCTAATTACCCAATATTTATGGCCAAAAATAAAGCAGATTAGTTTTTTGATAATGCTATCTTTTCCCATTATTTTGTTTCCTCCTCTTTTAGTGCTTGTTCATATCCTTCTTCGTGCCCCTCTTCTTTTGCTTTTTTCAAACAATCTTCGCACGGTTCAATAATTATCTGCCCATATCTTTTGCACTTAGTCTGGTGACAAAGACCATTACCACAAGAACAATAAACTTCTATAGATATTTCGGCCATTTTAATTACCCTCTATTAATTGTTTTAAAACATCTTGATATGTATCATAAAAACCAATGTTATATAAAATCGTGTCACGGCGAAAAGAAATACTTTTGTTTGTCAATGGTTTGTCGTCTTTCCAAGCTGAAAAAACAATCCTTTGGCCTCGGTGTTCGTGAAGAATTTCAATTTCTCCGAATTTCGGGCAAGGATGCAAGGCTTTTTCGATAACAACCTTCTCAGGTTCTTTTTTCATTATATGGCCTTTGCTTATTTTTTCGATTATAACCGGATCATCAGAATCAACCTTTAAAAATTTTCCACTAAACCAAAATTTACCTTTATATTCATTGTCTAAAATTGCTTTATAATATTCTTTCATCTTGTCCCCTTTCATTTTTTATGATATTGTTAATCAATCCCCCGCAGGCTGTTAGTGCAGCCCGGCAGTCCCCTGCCGATAAGCGGGGGGTTTAGTTTAAAACTTCCCATCTTTTACCCTTTTAACCGAAACGGCTTTCTTTTTATAAATCGTATAAACAACATCATCAATCCAAATATAAGCAAAATAAGGATTGCCCCCCTCAAGCTCTAATTCTATTTTTTTATCTGGGTTTTTTGAACTATGAGCGTTTGCAATAGTTATTTTCATTTTTTACCCTCCTCTTCATATTGGAAATACATATCCTCCGGCTCGGTCGCACTATCGAGTACCAAATTATAATCTGGAAATCGATCTGAGTAGTCCCCGCCAGTAGGTTGACAGCCATCATGTACAACATCCCATATACCAGCCTCAACCGCATCTGTGAGACTCTCCATCCCGCCGCGGAAAGTTGGTAATGCAAAAAAACCGGAGATTTCTTCTGGCCCGATTACCTCCGCGGCGACCGCGACCATATCTTGGTACCCCACGTTATCGTATGGGGTGAGTATTTGTCCGTCCCTCCCCACAGAAATAAAATATATATGCACTCCTATTGGAGTGACGTTATATTTGCCCCGGTAATAATGTTTTTTCACATATGTTTTCATTTTTCACCCTCCTTTTGTGTATAATTTGCAATCATTTCCAATACTACTGCGTTAATACTTTTCCCCTCCCGTGCTGCCCGCGCCTTGAGTTCCCGGTGGGTAGTTTCCGGCACGTTGCGGATGATGATTGCTCCTCTTTTTTCATCGTCTTCCTCCGGTTTATTGCCTCCAATGATTTCGTCTGTGGTTTTCATTTTTTCCTTCCTTTCTCCTCGCTGGGGGATTAATAAATTAAAAAACCGGCATCTCTGGCGCACCCCTCTGATCGGGGAGTTACGGCCAGGTTAGCCGGTTTGTTATTCGGAAATTTCTTGATCAATGTCGTGCCCACAGCGCGGGCACAGTTTAAAATCGGGGGTATACTTTCCCCCTTCGTGGTGGTTGGTGCCACCACAGCAGGTGAAGCAGAACACCTGCCTACATTCCGGGCAGGTTTCCGTCGCGTACTCATGGGTACGCGTCCAGCCGAGGTCTTGACAACCCTCGGCAAGCTCGGCCCACGATTGAGCGAAGCTCTGGTACCGATCGAACTCGCAATAAGTTTTTTTCATGTTCGCACTCCTTTCTCCCCCAGGGGGGGTTAATTATAATATTTGATATTATTTACAAGCATGATGTGTGCCAAAGTCATAATAAATCGTATTTACCTGATATCATTACATATTATAATTTCAGAGACGCACCAATTGTTTTTGGGCTGTGTCATTTTTGTCACACCTATACGTTTTCTAACTGAGTTATTGAGATAACTAATTGATATTAATGATTATAATGATTGTGTTATATTTACCACAGGGTGTGCCAAGAATAACACAACATCAATATATAGTGGTTTTTCTCTCAAATATCCCTTGACAACCACTATATGTTGTGGTATGCAATAAATGTGTTATGTCAAAAATGCGATAAAAAAAACTGTAAAAAATTATGCCCAGATGCGGAGCGATACATTAACCAGGATTATATTGGTATTAATCGGCTACAATATATGCCAGAGGAGGACATGATTAATCTACCAGAGCAAAACTGGCCTGCCGGTCTCTCAACACCCGAGGCGGTAATTCAATATTTTTTTCGAGACAGATTAACCCAGGTTCAGGTGGCTAAAAAACTAAAAATATCACAGCAATATGTGAGCAAAACTATCAAAAATTATAGGAGGAGATTAAAAATAATTACCTCAAAATCGGTTGTATCGCGCCTAAATAATAGATAACGTTTTTAAATATAAAAAAATAGCCTGTAAACGATAGTGTCAGGCGGTAAGGATCGTAATTGGGTGCAATCATCGCAGACTATACAATACCTATTGTAATAGTCATTATAAGCAGTGGTGGGTGGGCTGCAGATGATTAATAGTGTGTAACAAGGATAGGAGTTTGATGTCTACCCCAGGTAATGCCGTAAGACGTAAGCAAGAGATTGACAATGCACTCTCTGAGTTTTTACCCAAGCTTACCCCAAAACAACAAGCTGCACTCAAATTAATTGCTCAATCGGACAAATTACCAAAGTCAAAAGTTGATTGGTGTAAATTCCTCAACGTTAATCGTAACGCATTTTACAACTGGTTATGCCAGAGAGATTGGCAACAAGCATTCCTGACAATCGTTAGATTAACGCAATCACTATATATCCCCACAGTAATCGCAAACGTTAAATCAAGAACTAAACGGTCTGATGTAGCAAGTAGATTGTTCCTAGAATATACCGGTGCCCTCAATACACAGATTCAACCCGTTATCAATACTCAGGTCAATATTGCCGTAATTTCAGAGCATCGAGACCAACTCAAACAGATTGCAGACCAATTTAGCGAAGGGTTAATGCGCCAGAAAGCGGTTAATCCTGATGTCCAGGAGGCAGAAATTGCAGTCGAGTAACACGATTATTTTGATAATTTTATGCGACATTATAAGTGGTTGATAACATTAAAGGATAATAGACTGGCAAGGTATGATAAGGTGTATTATGTTAACTTTTCTCAAATTAGCAAATAAGATACAATAAGATTGGCACAACTTATGCTAAGCCGGCGCAAAATTCAAATAACCCAAAAAGGGGCCCCATTTGGACGAGCGACCATCGCAGGTTGCCGGGGCCAGTGGAACGTATGTATATGTCCCATCCGTAATCGAAAAGTGTTTTTAGGTAGTTTTGGTGAATCGAGGGAGCCAGTCTTAATTATAAAAAAAGGAAGGTGAATGTATGGAAATTTCAAAAGAACTAAAAATAGGCGGTCATAATTTTAAGGTTTTATGTCCATATAGTTTTAGAGAGCGTTGTGATGTTGATGCACAATGCGATAAAGTCCTAAATGAAATTAGAATTTCTTGTTTAGATGGGTTTGGGAGTGAAAGACCGGAAAGCAATATTACAGTTGATTTTTTACATGAAATTATTCATTCCGTTGATAAAATTTTTTGCAACCGCAAACTTGAACGGCTTGGGCTTGATGTTGAAGAAGAAATTGTAAGCGGGTTATCGCAGGGTTTATACCAGGTATTGCACGACAATAAACTTCATTTTTAAATACGATGAACCTTAACGACTATATTTTAATGTGTCCACGGTGCGGTTCTATTGAAGTTAAAAAAGAGAAGTTGGTTAAAGATGATATGTGTCGCTGTTTAAGATGTGGATGTTTCGGCCAAGAGCTTGAGTTTGTATTTTGGCCGGTAAAGTATGGTGGTGAGAACCATTATTTAATTTGCAATTAAAAAAGAATTAATGAAGTTTAAACTTAGTAGCGCATCTTACGACGTAAAAGCACATGATATAGAAGTAAATACTCTTGAAGACCTAAGGGATATTTCTGAAAAATATGATTGTCCGAGTCTGGTTATAGATTTTTTAGATTCTAAAATTATAATTTATGATGATTATTTAGAGTAAAAGGGGGCCCCATGAGTCCGTTGACGAAGAAGGGAAAAAAGATAATGAAGAGCATGAAAAAGCAATATGGGAAACGGGCCGAGGAAGTTTTTTATGCATCTCGTAATGCTGGAAAGATAACCGGGGTTGACCCGGAGAGCAGGAAAAAGAAAAAGAAATAAAAACATTTAAGGAGTAGTGATGGGAAATATAATCGGAAGCTATACCGTATTTGACGGAACAGAAGACGTTGGAAGCACGAACACGGTTTCCAACGGAATTTATACGACTGACGCCAAAGGTGAACGTGCTCAGGCGATGATAAGGCTTGACAGACCAGGGATATTCTCTATCTTTGCCCAGGCCACCAGCGACGGCACGACTGCCTTATCTGTTGAGTGTATCACCAATTTTGTTGACAGCTTGACAACTGCAGTTGAACCGGAAGGCATGAGTAACATCATAGACCTTGACGATGAAGACTTGCATCATATTGGATTTGCTCCTCCGGTAACTCCGTTTATGGGAATAAAGGTTACGGGAACTGGAAGCAACCACGCTTCAACCAAGGTTAAGATTGTACTAGCATTCTGGGAAGAAAATTAATTTCGTTCCTTCGGGGACGCTAAACCGGGAACAGGGGGTTTTCTTCCTTTGCCCCCCTTCCCGGACTATAAAAATATGGCGAATCAACATACTGCCCAAAAATTTAATGAACTGTTCGACTCATGGACGGACGAGCAAAAGCATGAGTATTTTGCCCAAACTTCCCTTCACTATTTTATTACTCAGACCCCCATTATCGTTGACCAGAAACCGTATGATTTAAAAAGGCATTTATACCTCAGTGAAATCATAAAAGACGTTTCCCCTGACATAACTTATCAGAAAGCTGCGCAGATGGGGCTTAGCCTTAAACAGATTATCGAATGCTGCTGGCTGGCAAAATATTTATTGCCGCATGGCATACTTTATCTTATTCCCACTAAAACTGATGTTATTGAATTTTCCAAAAAGAAATTCGACAAAGTGATTGAAGAAAACCCGATAATCTATAACTGGATAAAAGACGTTGGGGCTTCTTCGGTTGATACTGCCGGTTTAAAAAAAATAGGAAATAGCTGGATTCTTTTCAGGGGCATGAAATCTTCAGTCGGCTTGAAGGTTCAGGATGTTGATATGATTGTCTATGATGAAATCGAGGAAGCAACCGAACTGGCTATTAAGTTGGCCGAGAAAAGAACCGACCACTCCGAATTTAAGTGGAGAAGGAGGTTATCGGTTCCCGGTGATTATGACTACGGTATCAATAAGTATTTTCAGATGGGAGATCAGAAATATTGGTTGCTTCGTTGCCGGCATTGTAACACCTATACCTGCATGGAAGATGAGTTCCCGAATTGCCTGCGTGACCTTGGAGATAGAGTTATCCGGGTCTGTAAAAAATGCGGGAAGGAACTTGACCCCAATTATGAAAAAAATTCCTGGGTTGCCAAATATCCCGACATCAAAGATAAGCATAGCTATCAGATAAGCCAGTTGTGGAGTTCTCTGGTAGAGCCGAAAGCTATTCTTGATGAATATAATCATACCAGGGATATGGGCGGGTTTTATAACAATACCCTTGGTTTACCCTATACCGATGTTATCGCTCGTCTTACCGCCGAACAGGTATTGGCTTTATGCGGGCAAGAACTTATGGTCGAAAATGATAACGGCCCCTGTTGCATGGGTGTTGACCCTGGGAAACTGCATTATTTGGTGATTGGCAAAAGGACTTCCGAATTTAATTTTAAAGTAATTCGGTTAGGAGTGGTTCACGACATAGAAGACAAAAACGGAGAAGAAGTTTTGTCCTGGGATGTGATTGGGAAAATTATCAAAAAATTTAACGTAACCTGTTGCGTGATTGATGGCAGACCCTATCCTGACGATGCCCGGAAATTGGCAAATGATTTTCCGGGAAAAGTTTTTCTTTATTTCCATAGCGAAAATCAAAGAGGAGCTGCGCTTTGGAGAGACCGGGACTGGACGGTTAATATTAACGCTTGCGAAGCAATGGACGCTTCCCATTCGGTTATACGGGAAGGAAGGGTGGAGCTTCCGAGGCGTTCAAGCTTGATGGAGACTTTCGCAAAGCATTGCCATGCTACCGGAAGAAAGCTTGAGGAAGACGAGGAAACCGGGGATAGGCGTTACTGGTGGAAGAAACTTGGTGAAGACCATTTCCGCAGAGCTTTCAATCTGATGGTTTTGGCTTCCGAAAAAACGGGCATTGCCGTTAAAAAAAGAAAAAGCAGAAGGAAAAATATTCCGGCGGATTATTCTTATGAATTCCAAGAAGGGATGAGTGGCTATGGAGGCTAAAGGATATTAATGGCTGACATTGAAAAAGAAGTAAGAAAAGTTAATTACGAAGACCTTTCCGTTGATGAAAGGCTTGTTTCCGATATTCTGGAAATGAAAGCGGAGTTTGAAAAATCAGAATACCGTGAAAATTATTTAAAAGAGGTCAAAAAGGCAAGGGAGAAATACCGGCAGGATCGCAAAGAAAAAACCTTCCCCTGGCCGAATGCCTCCAACAGGCAGATTCCCCTTACCGCAATAGCCATTGACTACCTTGAACCTAGACTGGCCGGGATGCTTTACAGCGAGGATAAATTTATCAAGACCAAGCCGCAGGGAGAGGAAGACATACCTAAAATTGGAAATGTTGAGGAAAACATTCACTGGGTTTTAAAAAATGTGAGCGACTGGTGGAAATTTATTCAAAGTTCGATTCATTCTCTGTTGCAGGATGGGACAATCTTTGTTCTTCCGGTTAGGGAAGAATATAAAAAACGGAGAAGGGAAAGAACCTGGATTACCCCGGAATATGTGTCTTTGTTTCTAAAAAATATGAGCGTTCCCGATGATGTTATTAACGGCATGATTTCAGACCCGCAATTTCCGGCTAACGTTCCTAATGAATTTATGGAGTTGATTCCTGACTATGAGGAAAAAGAAGAACGGGTTTATAAACTCCCACCATTGCTTCTTGATTTGAAACATTGCTTAATGCCCGATAAATGTCAGGATTTCAGTAAAGAACCATTTTTGCGATTATTTGATATTGAATACGGGAAATTAAAAGAAAAAAGCAAGGAAAGCGGCGGGCCGTATTTTAACATTGACGACAAACTCGTAGAGACGGCTGAAGAAGAAAACACAACCTCGGACTTGAACCAGACCATCAATGAAGAGCAGTTAAAAATCAGGGGAAGCAGATTAAAAAAAGTTGTCAGATGTGTCGAGGCATATTTGCCCGATTATGACCTGGAAGACGGGAAGGGAAAAGATTGGATTATTGCCACTATTGCCCTCGGTTCAAATACGTTGATAAGAAAACAAAGATTGGTGGAAGTGTATTTCAGTAACGAGAAACCCGCCCGCAGGATAACGCTATTTGAAGAAACCGGCGCACCCTTTGGACATGGAGTCCGGTTTGTTATCCGTCATCTGGAAGACGGCTGCACGGATTTATTCAATCAGATGATTGATTCGGGAACAATTCAGATTGACCCGTTTTTCTTCTATGAATCGGCAAGCGGGTATGATGAGGATGATGCTTATGTTGCTCCCGGCCATGGGATAGCGGTTGCCGATGCAACTAAGATTCATTTCCCCAATATTTCCGTTTCCGCTCAGGTTTATTTGCAGTTCATTAATTTTGTTCTGGCAATGTTTGAACGCCTGCTTTCAATCAGCGATTTCGGACTTGGAAGACAATCCGACTTACCCGGCGAAGGCGGTCAGACTTTGGGGGGTATCCAGCTCATCACTCAACAGGGGCAGATTCAGCATTCTTACCGTGGCAAGAAAATTCAATCCGGTTATGCCGATATTATAAAAGACATTTATTTGCTTTACGTCCAGACAGTCCCGACAGATTTAAAGAGGAGAGTCTTTAAAGACAAGGAGTGGTCTTTTGAAGAGACCAATATCCACGGCCTGCTCGGGAATTATGATTTTGAAATTACCCTTAATCCGCAGGAAGCAAACTCGCTTTATAATCAGCAAAAGGAAATGACTTTTATTAAATCCGGTGAAATTTTTAAAGACCTGGTGAATCCAGCTAAGATTTTTGAAGACTTCCTGAAAGCCTTTGAAAAGAAGCCGATGGAAGATTATCTTGACCCAGAAATAAAACAGGCGATTGATAGCGTTTTACAGGAAAGAATCGAAAAAGCAAAACAGGAAGAAATGCAGCAGAAAGAAATGAACGGTTCAAAACGAAGAGAGATTCATACCGCTATGGATATGCAGAACCCGCAACGCATAGCTGAAATTGGGAAACAGGTTCTTGAAGGTGCTGTGAAAAAAGAAATGCTTGATGCTATCGGCGGAGGTGAACAACCGCAATGAGTTATGAAATTTTAGCGCAAAAGGAAGAGTTTCAAAATTACGAAAAAAATATTATCGCTACACTGAGAGCGTGTATCAATGTTTACTGGAACCGGGGAACCAACAATCCTGAATTTTTAAAAGGAAAAATCGAAGGGATTAAAGAAGCTCTCATGGTTAATATCCAAAAAATAAAGGATGACGGGACAAGGAAGAAATATAAAACCGATTTAAGAAAAAAAGTTCTCGCTTTTCAGATTGAACCCTTTTTGCCGGAAGAAGAAAAAGACAATGCTTGAAAAAATAATTAGGCTTTTACAAACGTGGATTTTTGAAAAAAAAACCGGCAATATTACATTTAACTTTTTTAAAGGAACAATAGGAACCGTTAAAATTGAGGAAACGAAAAAGGTAGAAGAGCTTAATTAAAACATAATCAGGGATAATCCAAGAAACAGGAAGCCCGCTTTAATCTTGAGAAATCAAGGTTGGCGGGCTTTTTTTATTTTCGCTCAACGGAGCGTGGTTACTAAACCATAAAAATAGATAGGAGAAATAAAATGGAAGAAGAAAAAAAAGAGGAAGTAATAGAAAAAACAGAAGAAGAAGAAGAAGGGGAAAAGGAAAAGGAAAATCAGGATAAAGAATTAATCGAATCTTTATCCCCGGAAGAAAGGGAGATGGTTAAATCCGGGGAAGGGAAAATCGTTGACGGTGAATTCAAGGTTTCAATCGGAGCGTTTAGGAAAAGGCTGTCAAGGGAAACTGCAAAATACCGGCAGGAACAAGAAAAGGCGGCGGCTTTAGAGGCCGCTATTCAAGCTGTCAGAGAATCAAGGGAATCAAAAAAGGAAGACGAATTTGACGATGGTTATACCGATGAACAGCTTGACGAACTGGTTGCTCAGGGCAATTTAAAGCTTCCTGCTCAGATTATTGCCGCTCGGACATTCAGGGATTTAAGAAGAAAGGAAAGGGAAAACGAGACAAACACGTTTCGGGAAAACGCATGGAGAAACCAGATTGCGGCAGGAGACGCACGGGCAGTACAGAGATTTCCACAGCTAAATAAAAACGCTGAATTTTATGACGAAGAGTTTGCCGCAGAGACAATAAAGATTGCCGCTAAAAATGGTTACATTTATTCCGATGGCAAACAATGGGTTTATCTTAACCCCGAAGCTATGAGTCTGGCGGCGGAAGAAGTTGTTCGGGAGAATCCAAAATATAAAAAGCAACCAGATAAGACCTCAACCGATGCTTTAAACGAAAAACTAAGGGAGGCGAGATTGAAAAAAACTGAAGTTGAAAAAGGGAAAAGCGCAGGGGCTGAGAAGAAAGCCGGGCCAAAACCAACCAAAGCAGATTATGAGACTGCCCGGAAGTTTAATATCCCGGTTGAATCTCTTATGAAATATAAAAAAGTAAATGAGGCAACGGTTTAATGAAAAGGAAGAGAAAATTAAAAACATGGAAGGAAATAAAAATGGAAGAAAAAAAATCCTTGGAAAAGGAAATTAAGGAAGAAAAAACTCAGGAAGAAATTACACCTGTAGTCAATGTGGAATCTTCTGAAAAGAAGGAAACAACCATTATTCATCAAACCGGAGAAGAAGCGGTTATAGCTTCAATGGTAAAAGACTTTGACCAGCCGCTATCAAAGGAAGAACTCGGTAAAGTCTTGATTGATCTTGAACCGACTGAATTTACTGACCCGAAAAAAATTATTCTCGATGAAGTCAAATCCTGTCATCCGAATTTTAAACTCGGAGAAATTATGGGTGAATCTATTTATCGCTACAAATACCGATATATCAACATGGATAAGGAACGCTTAACCGAAGCGTTCGGAACCGATCACTGGAAAGCGGTCAACCGCACTAATCACCCAAACCTGCCGAACCGGATGGTTAACGATAGCTACGGAGCGATAATTTTTGAAGGACAGATGCTTTGTTTCCGGGAAAAAGAAATTGACGACAGATTGAATGACCTCGATTTTGCTCGACACAAAGAGAGAAAAAAGGCTTGGGATGAGAAGGACAAAAACGACCCTCGTTTTTACCGAACCGATAAATATTCTTCTGCTTATGATTCTAAGCCGCTTGTTCAGGATGAGGAAAGCGAAAATCGGGACTTTATTGAAAGCACAGTTAGTGAAGAATAACTAACACATATTTGGGATAATCCGAGAAACAGGAAGCCCACCCAAGCGTAAAAACGCCGGTGGGTTTTTGTTTTTTAATTAACGGAGGAACTATAGATGGCTACTTCTAATACGCCTTTTGGATTGAAGTATCACTCCGGGTCAATCCAGCTTATCAAAGTTGATATAACTTCAAGCTATGCGACTGCTCTTTATAAGGGCGATTGCGTGGCGGTGGTAACGGCTGGAACCTATGAACGGCATACTCCCGGCTCCGGTATTTCCGGGGTTTGTTGGGCTTTTGTCCGTTCGGACGGGATGATGGTTTCTTATGTCCCGGCAAGTGATACCACATACACGTACGATGCGATTATTAACGTTCACCCGGATACCCTTTACGTTTGCCAGGAAGATGGTGATACGACTGCTCTGCTTTTAACCGATATGGGGCACAACGCAAATCTGGTTTATACGGAAACAGCAAGCACGGCAACCGGAGTTTCGGCAATGGAGATTGATTCGGATAGTTCAGACACTACGACAACTCTGGATGTTCATTTGTTCGGATTGGCGGACTGGGTGGAACCGGACGGCAGTAAAACGACTTTCGGAACATTGGCTAACGCTAAATATTTCGTAAAAGTCCATAACTTTATTCACGGCAACCTTGGAACGGGCATTTAACTAACAGGAGGATAAACAAATGACTACTGAAACAAGGTCAAATTTTACGCAGAATTACGTGCCCGGACTCTTCGCCTGCGCAACCGAAGCTTACAAACGGTTTGGGGAAGTTTGGAGGTCTCTGGTATCGGTAAAAACCTCTAATAAGCAATACGAAGAGTGCACCTACAAATCAGGGTTCCGGGCTGCGGTGGACAAACCAGAGGGGTTTTCAATAACTTTTGATGCAAGGCTTCAGGGTTACACTAAGCGGTGGACTCACGAAACCAAAGGTCTTGGCTGTAGAATTTCCGAGGAAGCGATTGACGATGACCTCTATGGGGATATGGCTGATGCCATGAAGGAATTAGGGGTTTCTATCGCTGAGAAAAAGAACGTTGATATTGCGGAACTGTTCAATGACGCTTTCTCCGGGACTTATCATACCGTGGGGGACGGTTATCGGCTTTGCTATACCGCCCATAAACGGTTGGATGGTTCCACCTATTCCAATCAGGGGACTGCTGCTGATTTAAGTTTTAGCTCCATGTGGACGGCTATTAAGGCTTATGAGGCGTTGCGAGACCAGCGAGGCAAACACATTTCCCGGAGACCGAGAGCAATTCTGGTTGCTCCCTACAATGAGGATAAAATCGAGGAAATTTTAAAGTCCGACAAATATCCTTATTCGGCTGAAAACCGGATTAACTCTTTACGCCTTCGGAACATGGAAATAATTGTCTGTCATTACCTCACCAGCGATAAGCCCTGGTTTATCCTGGGTGAGAAAGACCCGCTTTTTGGTTTGATTCATTTCATTCGGAAAGCGACTGTCTTCGCGAAGGATTCCGATTTCTTTACCGGTGATGCGCTCTTCAAGGGAGTCTTCCGAGATTCTACCGAGTGCAACTTGCCGATGGAGATTTACGGAAACGCTGGGAGTTCATAAAAACCGATGGGGAATGAAGCCCTGATGAGGGGCTTCTTCCCTTTTATTACGGGTAATTAGCAGTGAAATTCTGCTACTGAGTTCATGGTGTAGATTAAGAGTTTCTCTTAATTGAGACAGGGAGGTCAGCCTATATTTAAGGAGATTAAACAATGTCTTTAACACCTTATCCACATGGAATAAGTGCTTCTGTGATTGTTGGAGGATCGCCAAGATTCGCAAGCCCTTGGGCGACGCATTATTTTGTTGACGGAACCTATGGCAGCGACAGCAACGATGGGAAGACTCCAAATGAATCTTTTTCAACCATTCAACACGCTATAACCGTTTCTACCGGCGGCGATATAATTTATATTCGGCCAAAGGTCTATACGTTGGGGACTGGTTTTGCCAGGTATTCCGAAGATGTTTCGGTAACGCTTGGCGGTGATGGTGGAAGTGGAGTTACGGCAACCAATGCTAATAAGTCAATTATCGGTATTACCCAAAGAGAGGCAAGCCCGACTGACTTTTTAGGTGTTAGGTGGAAATTTGCTACTGCCACCCCCTTAACCGTTGATGCTCCTTGCTTGCACGTTGAAAATATCGGGTTCTTTGTAGAGGCGGCTACTTATGCCATCAATCTTCGGTGCAATGGTGCTACCAGAACACAGGAAGGAACAACCGGATTTTCAATTTATAATTGCGCTATCAAAGGCGATGGCAAGCTTTATGCCAATGGTGGGAACGAATTAGCAATCGTGAATTGCAGATTTCAGGCTAAATACGATGGGACAACTGGTGGTATCCAGTTGGTTGGTTCGTCCAATCAGGTAGCAAGGCCGATAATAAAGAACTGCGAGTTTATAGGTGGAAATAGCTATAACATGGCTACTGCACCAATTACAACGGCTGCTCCGGTATGGGACTTGATGATTCGGGATTGTTATTTCTCGATAGTTACGGATTCTGGTGTTTATATTGATATTGCCGGAACTTCAAACACAGGGCTTGTTGCTAATTCTTACTTTGGAACAGCAGACCTTTCAACGACCGGTATTCCTGGACTGGTTGCCGGTGTTTCTGGTTGCTTTGCTGCCGGGCTTTATGATGATGACGGCATTGACGATATGAGTTCATAATTTTTGCCGATTAATGGGGGATAATACTGTCCCCCATTAATTCTAAATAAGAGGTATGAAATGCGCCTCAATTATCCGTTTACAGTAGAAACGAGCCGGATTTTTGACTTAACTGAACCGGCTGAATACGTTGCGCTCAGTGAAAATAATAAGCGGGCCTATGATGTAATTATGTCATTAACCAATGTTGATTTAAATGAGGGAACGCTTGCGCAGACTTTGCTCTGGGCTATGTTTGATGAAAATTCGGTAACCGGAGCAAGACTGCGTGACCCGGACAATAAGCTTATATTTGTTATGCTCGAAGAACCAGAGGAATAAATTTATGGGACAAGACAATAAGCCGAAGCAAGAAACAAAGACTGAACCACAAAAACAAAATAAAAAAGATTTCCCAAGCGGGCACATCAAGGTGTTTAAATTTAAAGGGTCGGTTCAAATAAGGAATAAGTAATGGAGATCATTATTCGAGGAAAAGACAGGCATCATAAATTGGGCAGAACTCGTTCTCAGCAGGAAGAAAATCTTCGCAAGGAATGGGGTTTTACCATGACTGATGAGCAGTTGGACAAATGTAAATGGCTTGAGAAAAAGACAAAAGAGAGTTCCGGTTTGGATAAAAATTTTATTCCCGGCCATCATGTTGATTTGGTTAAATAGGAGATAACTAAAATCCCTCTTTATCAGTATCAATGCGTCAAGTGCGGAAAGGAATTTGAGGAGTGGCATCCGGTTGATGAACGGATGAACTCGTTTTGTTGTGGAAAAGTAGCCAAGCTGCTTCTGTCTTTGGGAACCATAAGACCAAACGGAATAGTTGCTGAAAAGCCGAAAATCCCGAAGCATGAACCGTTTAAAAGCCAGATTTATAAAAACGGAGAAAAGCAAATTGACCAGTCTGTTTCCAATTCAGTAATTGCCGAAACAAACCGGACGATTGATAAAATGAATGTTAAAAGAGGATACCAAGCCAATGATTGAGGTTTACGAAGGAACAGTAACCGAAATTGACGACTTAGGCGGATTATCCTGGGACGTTAAAACTACAACCCAGGTATGCGACCGTTGTGGTATCCAAAAATATGACAATGAACTTATCGAGGAAGAATATACGCACCTGCACGTTTGCAAGGATTGTCTCGATAAACCTGGCCCACGAGCCACGGAAAGAACTTATTCACAGAGAGAAAACCATAAAACAAGTGAAAGTTCTACGGTGGCCCATGAATAAAAAGGTGAGACATGACAATTACAGTGCAGGAGCTACTCAGTCGGGTTAGCGATGATATATCAAAGACGATAAGCGCAACTTCAACTGACCCCACCTTAGCCATTGCTCTCCGGTATTACAATCGGGTAGTTGACAGTATCGGGCAAGTTTGCGTTCGCTATAAAAGCGACCTTGCGAAAGCCACGCAAACCATAACTACGGTTGAAGGGACTGCCGAATATGCAGACCTGAAAGACACCATGCACGCCCCGGAGAAATGGGGCTACATTACCATCAGTTCAACTTCCAAAAGCATCATTCGACTTATTTCCGAGCAGGATTCTTTAGGCTACGGATTTGCTTCTGGCCAATATGCTCAACCGGAAGCCTTCTATGTGAACCACAAAAACTACATTGTTTTCTGCTCCACGCCTGACGATGCGTATTCAATCAGTATTCCTTATTGGAAAAAGTTTCAGCCGGTAAGCGCACTTTCTTATACCGTTACCGGAGCTTCCAAGGCTGATCCCTGCGTTATCACCTGCGCTTCTCATCCATTCAAAACAGATGACCGGGTTTATTTCGCTTCCGTGGGAGGCATGACTGAGCTTAACAGTAATTACTATGACGCTACCTATGCCAGTTCAAGCACGTTCAGCCTTCAGAACATTGATTCATCCAGTTATACCACTTATACGTCTGGCGGTTCGGTTTACCCCTGCGTTCCTTTCAACGGGATTTTCGACAACTTAATCACTCAGATGGTTACGATGCTTCTTTTTAACCGGGAAGAATACGATATCGGTATTGACAGTGCGATTGCTTCCAAAATAGAAGCGCAGGTGCTTGATATTATCGGGCAAAGAAAGAAAACTTTTCGCTTAAAGGTAAAGGGTTATAGAGACTAATGGTAACAAGAAGGGCTAATCAAAAACACGCACGACAGCAGCCGGTTTCCATCCCTTATCCGAATGACGGTGAGAACAATACCGCTTCGCCTTCTTTTCTCCCTGAAGGTCAGGCAGTTTTGATTCAGAATTTTTATTATGACTATACAACCGGCTATTTACGGACTCGCTGGCCTTTTAGAAAATTTACCACCAGCATTGACACCGAGAGTCCGGTTTTGGGAATTACACGCTGGAATAATAAGATTTATTTTACAGCCGGAAACAATCTTTATTATCTCGATAGCTATGAACAAGCTCATTATGTTGGAGCTATCGGGACACAACCGCCTTCTTTTTTACCCTTTCACGGTTATCTTGCCATTGCTTCGGGGACGACCCCGCAGTATTTGACCAGTGCTAACGTCTTGGCAAGCATTACCGGGACTGATGTTCCAACCACTTTAACCCAGATTTTAGAAACTAATCAGTATATGTGGGGAATAGGGAATACTGCTGAGCCAGACTATCTTTTTAGGAGCGCAGTTAGAGATGAAACAACATGGAGTGGCGGGACTTCGGCAAATTACGGGCTTACTTATGAAGAGGAGCCATCAGCTTCTCTAACCGATTTAACGCTAACCGGAATTGCCAAAGGCCCCAATGGAATGTTTATTATTTCAAAACGTGGCGGCGGGAAAAAAGCAATCGGTTATTTAGACCCGAACGACACCTCTCCGGTGTGGAAAATAGTAAGCAGCAACGAATCACCAAGAACATGGAGAGGACAGGCTTATGTTGCCGGGCGGCATTGGCTTATGGATGATTTTTCACCAATGGCGATTGAAGGAGTGGATACCTCGGCGGTTCTTCAGGTCAATCAGGAAAGTTTAAAAATAGGTTCAAGAATTTCTAAAGACTGGGTTCTTGATGAGAACGCTTTTTGTGTTGCTTTTCCCTCTCATGCTCAAATCTGGTTTTTCCCCAATAACGATACTGATTATATCTGGATACTTCATTTTCTTACCGGAGCATGGACTCGGTTTAAGACCGTTGGGGGTTTAAGGTTTTATTCTGCTTATTACGATTCGGTTTCAGAGACGCTCTATTTGGGGGGAAACGACGGAAATATTTACACCTATGCGGTTAAAGGCGGTGGAGTTTATCGGGATAATCCTGGCGGGACTGATACCGATTATGAACAAAGATTGAAGACTGCTATTTACGATCCCTACCCAAGAAACCTTTGTATCGCAAAACGCCCGAATATCCGCTACCTGTCTCTTGCCGATGGGACGGGAAGACTGAATTTTTTCCAAAATTTCGGTGCGAATATGATTTATGACGATTTTGCCGAAGTTGATTTTACCTTCACTACTTCCGCACCAACCATGGCTGAATATGCTGCTGAAACCTTACTCGACCATGAATACGAACTTTTATGGGTAAGCGACATGAAAACCCTTCACATAGCGGCCAACACACCATCGGTTAATACAATTCAGATGGAATTGATTATTAATACCGGAGCAATTCAACTTCGGGACATTAATGTTGATTTAGCTCAAGGGAGAAAAAAATAAAATGGAAAAGATAAAAAATCGGTTAAACATTTTGGGGCTTATTATCATAACCCTTCTTTGGATTCAAGGCCCGCTTCATTTTTTAGATGCTTACACAGTCCCTTATTCTGTTGACTATACCAATGATTATATCGGAGCAGATAATATTTCCAATGGGGCGATTAAAAAGATTGAGGGGAACACGATTGATATTGCCGAAGAAGTTACTAATCTGCAATGCAATTATTACGGTTCCTCTGAGCCGGATGCTCCGGTTGCCGGACAGCTTTGGTATAAATCAAGCGATGGGAATGTTTATAAATACGATGGCGCAACGTGGTCGAATATCACTGCCGCAGCAGGTATATCAAATGTATCCGAAGACACTACCCCGGAGTTGGGAGGTAATTTAGACCGCAATCAATTTAACATCGTTTATGACCCGACTCCGACGGATGACCATACCTGGAATGGTGATACTGAAACACAAACCGCAGGGGAAAACCTGGTTATCGGAGATGTTTGTTATTTAAAATCCTCAGACGGAAAGTTTTGGAGGTGCGATGGTGACTCTGAAGCGACCTCTAAGGGTATGCTTCGCATGGCAACCGCTTCTATCAGTGCGGATGCAACCGGAGTATTTCTTGTTAAAGGCTACATTCGGGATGATACATGGGCTTGGACAGTTGGAGCAGAGGTTTATATCAGCGTTACTCCTGGAAACCCTACGGAAACCGTGGTTTCCGGTGATGGTGATATTAAGCGTATTGTTGGATATGCTCAATCGGCTGATATTCTGTTTTTTGATCCAAACCAATCCTATGTTGAGATTGAGGCGTAACACATGAAAAAAATATTAGCGATTTTAATTTTATCCCTTTTCTGTTTTTCTCCGTCATTTGCCGACACACTTCGTTTAGAATCGAGCGATGATGGTTATTTAGTTAAAGATGGTTCTTCTTATAGCGTAAACGATTATATCTTAGAG